AAATCTTACTACGCTATACAAAGCAAAAGCTAATCCAACGCTAAGAGCAACTGGAAATCCTAATTCTTGTACTAATGTTATAATTTCAGATGTCATTTAAAACCCAGTAATTTCTCTTTTTTCACTTTTTACTAATCTAAAAACAATTTTTTCATCACCATTATCTGTTTTAATTATTTTATGCTCATAATGCTCATCAAGAGCCATTGGATAGTCCTCAAATAAAAGAGGTTTTGTAAAGCAAACAGGCATATTAGAACTTATACAGGCATTAGCTATTGATGGTTTTACGAGCCTACCATTTTGAGTTCCACCTAAATATTTAACATTATCTTTTATAGTAACTCTTTTCATTTCTTTTTATATGCTCTTTTAGATTTTATTTTATTATTTTTTTTCTTTGGTCTTCCACGCTTTGAACCATATGTTCCTTTTCCTTTTGGCATTATTTCTTTTTCTTCCTCCAACTAAATGGATTTAAATTAAGTTCTCGCTCAAAAAAAGAGATGCGTTCTTCCATTGCTTCCCTAGTCTTTTGTTCTTCTATTTGATTCTTTTCCACAAGTTCTAATATCCTATTATCAGCAAGTTCCATTCTTCGCTCAAGCTCTGCAAGGCGATTTTCAATTCGTAAGTAGCCCAACACAATAAAAGCAACTGCAACGATAATTTGCCCAAGCCACTTAATGTTAAGGCTAATACGAAAATTATCATCAATTTTTGCCATCCCATACGACCTATATGTCTTTGGTTTCTCACTCATTAGACCTCGGTTGCTATTCCATTAATTATTTTATGCTTACCGACTTCAATATGTTTTATATCATCTTCAGATTCATCAAAAAAAGATGATTGGGCAGTAATAAATGAATCGGTTCTTTTAACTACTACCCCATCACTTGTAACAATATAACTCTTATTCTGTGCATCAAAAGAAACTATTTCATCTTCACTAAATTTGTAAGTTGAATTTTCTTTTGTTCTTGGTTTAAAAATATAAACCTTACCACCCTTTGCACATCTACGAATAAGCATTATTTTTCTTTTTCGACCTCTTCAGCTTCTAGTGAATCTTTTAGTTTACTAATAAAAGACTCTTTCCCAACTGTTAATTGGTCTAAATTAAATGCCATGCTATTTATCTTGTTTTCTAAATCAGAAATATGATTTAACATAACTTTTTGCTCATCCGTTAGGTCATCTATTAGATATTCTTTATCAAATAAAGTCAACTTTTGAGGCTTTTCTTTTTGTTTTTTAGCCACTATGTACTCCTTTTTTTATTGTTTAAAGTGCTTTTAAATCTTTTTCAAGCTCTTCTAAATCAGCCTGTTCATCTTGTAGTGATTTAATATCAGCTTTTATGCGAGTAATATCATTAGCAACATCACTTAAATCATAAGATTGAACTAAATCATCTAATGCTTTACCAGTAGCTGAGTCAAATTGCTTCCTAACTAACTGAAGTTCGTCATGTGATTGTTCAGCCTCAGCTGCTCTCACTATTTTCCCATCATCATCTTTAACTTCTTTAACAGCTGGAGAATCAACAACTTTAATTTTTTTCACAGACCAACTTTTAGCAGTTTTCATTGCTTTATAGTTTTTCATTTACTTGTCCTCTAATTGTTCTTTGAGTTGTTTTACTTTAGCAGATAACTCTTGAACTGCTTTAATCAATGGCACTACTAAAGTAGCCTCTGATAATTCTTGCATACCATCACTAGCCTCACTCCACATTGTAAAATCAGAGTGTTCAGCTTTGTCCATAGCTTCTTTAACTTCTTGAGCAATAAAGCCATAGTGCTTTTTATTAGAAGCCTTGGTATCGTTTTTATTATAACCTTTAAATTCTTTTGGATATTCACTTGGTGCTTTTTTCTTATATGTTACTGGTCTTAAATCTTTAATAAATGATAAGCCTAGGTCAGAATCTTTTATATCTTTCTTAATTCTTTTATCTGAACCATGAGCCCAAGTATTACTTGTTAAATCTCCTTGCATGTATTCAGCTGCCCTACCGATTCTAATTGTATCAGTACCACCACCTTCAAAATCATCATTTATCCCAGCTCCACTTCCAATAACAATTTCATTAGTAACATTAACTGCGGACATATTAATATGATGTCCTAAAGCAATATTATTACTTCCAGTAGTAATATTCTCCCCAGCATATGCTCCAATAAATGTATTCATATCCCCTTCATTAATGCCTTGACCACTACCAGCTCCAAGTAAAGTATTTCTTTCTCCAGTAGTTAGTGCAAAACCTGATGTTCTTCCTACCGCTGTATTATAAGTTGCCTCAGTAGTAGTATCATCGCTTGAGTTAAGACTATTTAAACTTCTTTCTCCAATACCTACATTACCATATCCAGTTGTATTTGTAGTCATTGCTTGATACCCTATTGCTACATTCTGAACACCAGTAGTCATTGCATCAGCTGCTTGATACCCAATAGCTATATTTTTATTACCAGTTGTGAGAGACAATAATGCGTTGTCTCCTACTGCTACATTCCAACTTCCATTTGCTCCATTAGCTGACTTACCAGCCATGTTACCTATGTATGTATTATAACTTCCAGTTGCATAATAACCAGATTGATAACCAACACAAGTAGTATCACTTGTTCCAGTTGCTTGATAAAGAGCTTGATATCCGAGTAATGTATTTTTATCTCCTGTAGATATAGCCACCCCAGCTACATGACCAATAACAGTATTATATTGACCACTTGACAATGCTTCCAATGCTCTTGTACCTATAGCTATTGTTCCGTCAGCATCTGTGTGATTAGACCCATACATGGCTTGCCACCCAATAGCGATATTTGAACTGCCAGTTTGAGAAGCTGATAAAGCATCATTGCCTATTGCTACATTATAATTTCCAGTAGTAAGAGCATCTCCAGCATGAGAGCCGAGAGCGGTATTGTGTCCACCATCTGTAAGTCCTTGAAGAGCGTTATATCCAACCGCAACATTTCTATCTCCAGCTTGACCATCAGCATCAGCTGACCTCATTGCTTGATGTCCTAAAGCTGTATTATAAGTTCCATCATCTAAAAACCTTCCCGATTCATAACCTACATAAGTATTGTAAACTGCATTTGTAGTTGTTGCATCAGCTTCTGCCCCAGCTCTGCATCCAATAAATGTTGAAACTGCGGTAGTTTGGTCTTTTCCAGCTTGTAAACCAATTAAAACAGAACCATTTGAATCTGTATGATTTAAAGCAGTTCCAGCTTGATACCCTATCGCAACATTATTACTTTGAACTGTAATAGCATCTAAAGCATATCCACCAATAGCAACATTATAAAGACCTTCAGTTATTGAAGCTCCAGCACTACGTCCAATAGCCACATTATCAGAGCCAGTTGTAATAGCATATAAAGCATTAGAACCTACTGCAGTATTATAGTCTCCTGAAGTAAGTCCTCTTGAAGAGTTAGTTCCTATACTAACATTAAAAGTACCACCATTTAATCCTTGATTGGCTACATCCCAACCCATTAAAACATTATAATTTGAGCCTGATTGAACAGTTCCACCAGTTCCATATCCAAAAATAGTATTACCAGTTCCGCCATCATTATTAGCTAAACTAATTTTAGAGTTGTTATCAAGAACCATAGTTGTGGTACTTGCATTATTAACAGTAAAAATTAATTTACCAGCTGAACCTGAATAATTAGCTATATAACCATCATCTTCATACGCTTGTATTGATATACCTTCACTACCAGTTCCAGTCGTGCTATTTTGCAAGTAAAGATAAGCACCACCAGCCTCATATACAGTTAATTTTCCACCACTTGAAGTGGTTGTTCCAATCATAACATCCCCATCAGCAGCCATTGTCATTACATGACTGTTATTTGTCCAAAATGACATCTTATCATTGGTTTGTGTACCAATTTGATAATTACTAGAAGATGGGATATGGAAAGCCGTAAGGTTGCCAGTATTAACAATGTTTAATCCAGCTGCTCCGTTAGTGATAGTAACCAATCCATTAGCTGATATTTTCATAGCTGAATTAGCAGTTCCACTTGAAATTGTTTTAAATAGTAATGCTCCTGAATTATCAGCACCATCTCTTTGAGCAAAGATATGAGCTATGTCATTATCTGTTCCAGCAGAATCTTTTATTTGAAAGCTCACAGCACTTCCAAAATTATCAGCCATATTGCCATCAGTTGTGTGTTTTATATATAAAGAACCTCTAACTGTGTTAGTTTCAGATGATGTTCTTTCAATTGATGCTATAGAACTTGATGAAATAGAAACTGCACCAGCTGAAGAAATTGTTAAAGGAACTACTGAAGTATCATTATTAACTATTGCAAAAGCACCTGCTCCACCAGTAGAAGTTCCACTATTGGCAGATGACATTAATAACCATTGGTCTCCGCCAGTTGCAGTTGAGTCAATACCAATCCAAGCTCTATTAGCATTAGAGCCTACAAAATTTGCAACTGATTCTTGAGATGATTCAACAATTTCTGAATATGTAACACCAGCATTACCCTCTACTTTTAAATCACCAGTAATTGTAATATCGCCATCTATTGTTCCACCACTAGCCATCCCTGTTGCTATACTACTAATCATACTTTTTAACATTCTACAATCCTAACCGCTCCAGTTGTTGATGAAGTCGAATTATAATTAAAGTAAACTGTATTCCCTAGCCCTCTTGGAACTGTTAAAAAAGTAAGGGTGTTTTTAGGAATTAGTAAATCATTTGATGCGTTTACATCTGTCGTGGTAGCCGAGAAATTAAAATAAATTTCCACCGCTGAATAAACGCCTATATTAGCCGTCATCGTTGCTAATGATTTATGGGTTGTGTTACCCGTACTAGCTGAACTTCCTGCCGTTCCTGCGCTTGATACAGTCCACTCTGCCCCAACTGTAGCATTTAAAGCCTCTTGTACTGAACGCTTATGTAAATCTGCCATGTTATTGTCTCCTAATCAGTTGACCAAATTCTATGAACTATTGCAAAATCTCCATTTGCCACAGTTACCGCTGACCATTGTCCGTATATTGTTTGACCTGCTAAAATTGTAACAGATGATAAAGAATCCCATATGTCAGTATCTACACTTGTAGCAGATACAACGCAATCAACAGACAAAGCGGTTATAGCGCAATAAACATGAGAATTAATTGTTGCATTTGTCACATAATCATATCCGCCACCTGCGGTAATTACGTTTAATGCTTCTTGAGATGAGTATTTATGTAGGTTGGATTTTGCCATTTTTTCTTCCCCTCTAAGCTATGGTTAGCGTGAATGAGTTATAATTAACTATTGAAATTAAAAAGAGTTATAAAGTTTTTGAAAGTGTTACTTTTTTTTCTTTTTCTTTTTAGTTTTTGTAGGAACAATTTTATCATTGCTTAATTTATTTTTAATTACTTTATACCCATTATTGACTTCTTTTTGAGCATCCTCTATTGTGAAAGCAATTTTTTTATTATTGTCTTTTTCTAATATAATCATAATGTATTTTTCCTTTTTAAGATGTGGGGCAGAGCGAATCGTACCCCACTTATTAACAACCATTGTTATTTTACGGATTCAATAACTCGATTCCCTTAACATGGTTAGATGTAGTAATCACAGCACCATAAATGCAGTCAGCAACAACTTTTGTTCCTAAGTAAGAAACATCGTATTCTGATTGCACTCTAATATCCTGTTGAACGGCAACTGCAATAGCAGATTTATGAACTAAATAACCAGCATGGTCTCCTGTGCTTGTGCCAGTTCCAATCAAACTAGATGTAAAAACTGGAATACCAAAAAGGTTTCCAACTTGTCCAGTCTGCATTACCGCATTATCATTACCAAAACCAACTCCAGCACCTGAGTTATTTGTTACAAAGGCTTTAGAGTTTAGTAAGTCAGCATAGATAAGTGAATTAACAAAGAAAGCACATTCATCTTGAGGGATGTCATTAGCCATCAATGTACCTAATGCAGTTTCAACATCCGCATTTGTTAATCCGTTATCAGCTGCTAATGATTGAGTAGTACCGATAGTTCTAAGCAATGCCTCAATCTTAGTATCAACCGCTTTCGCCAAAGCATATCCCATTGATTGAGAATACTTAGAAAACAGTTGCTCATTAGATTGTATCATAGCAATGTCCTCAAATAGCTTCGCAGCATATTTATGTTGGTCAATTGCCAAGTCAATATCAGTTTCAACATTAGCGGTATATTCTACAGCAGTATTAGCACTTTTATCAGCACTTGCTACTTCTTGAACTGTTGGAATATGGAGAACATCTCCACGCCCTTGAACAAGACTAGAATAATCATCGAAAAAAGGTTTAAAAATAAGACTCTTCTCAAAATATCTATAAACTGAATCGCCCCAAAGCTCAGGAACGAATACATCTACATCAGATTTTTGAGTTACATCTCCTGTAAATCCATAATAGTTAGCCATTTAATAGCTCTCCTTATTTTTTTCTAAGTCGGTAGCCATCTAAGATATTTTGCCAGTTGTCACGCCTTTCATTTTGAGGCATATCCAACCAATTTTTATTGTCAGGATTGGATGTCCTAGCTGGTGTTCCATCTGTAGGTGTTACCGCATTAGAATTGTTAATTAGTTTCTTATGAAGAGTTCTAAGCTGAGTTAGATTTAACTCACCAAATGCTTCTCTATCCTCTTCACTAAAATCAGCCAAAATTTCCTCACGAAATGCAGACATTTCATTCATAGCAGCTTCAATAATAGGTTCTTGCTCTTGCAGTTTAACCCTTCTTTCTTCCGCGAGTTCTTGCCATTTGTTTTGTTCAGCCATCGTATTTTCTCTATCTAAGGCTAATTTTTTTTCCATCTTAGCAAGTTTGTTTTCAGCTTCTTGCGCCCTATTTCTATACTTTTTGCTTTCTGCAATTAAACTACCAACTTCAGGCTCTGTTGGTTGTTCTTTTTGGTTGTCAGTAACCACCTCTTGAGCAATAGCTTTTTCTACTGGTGGTTGCTCTTTATAACCAGTCGCATCCTGCGTGTTATCTTGTGACATTCTGTCTCCTTTGATTGTTATTAAAATCTTTAAGCTCTAAATTTTTCTTCAAGTTCTTTCCTTCGTTCTTTCCTTCTAACCACACCTTGTATTTCTTTATTGTTATATGTTGATGGTACTAGTTGGCATTGACAATTATGCTTACACACACTAAAACCGCTTCTAGGCATTCCAATTGTATTCCATTCTTCCCATGTTGCAATGTCTCCATGTCTAGGCTCACAATCTGCACAAACATTACCACCAGCCGTAATCCATTTAAATGTCCTTATTCCTTTATCACCATATTGTTCTCTTATGGCAGCTTCACTCATTAATTGAACCGCATTACCAGTAGCATTTTTAATATTATTTCTATAAGTGCCAAATATTATCCCACCATCATCTAAATCTTGTAGTAATGTATTTTTTATTGTTTCATTACTTGCGCCAGTAGCCCTTAGAGTTGTAATTGTTTGTTGTAAATCTAAAATAGTTTTTGATGTAGCAGTTGACATTGAGGATGTTATAATTATTTCTAATTCTTGTATTGCCCTAGTAGCAGTTTGAATCTGCTTTAATCTTTGCGCTTCTTCTAGTGGAATATTTTCTTTAGGCATTTTTTAAAATCCTATTTATTTTTAATTCCATAAATTTAAGTAATTTTTTTTCCACTTTTTTAGTAACTCCAAACCATTCTCTTTTTGGTAAATGACCAACACCTGCTTGGTGGAATGCTCCAATTTCATCAGGTTTAATTCTACTTAAAGGGGGCGTTAGTCTTGCTTCTTGGCTCATCCTTGTTGCTTTTTTATCTATTCTAATATTTTTCATTGTACCAGTAGCATATAATGGCGTTCTAGGTTTCTTATAACCCTTTAAACGCTTACTTTTTATTGTAGATGGTTGCAACTTAGTCATCATCTTTCCATCAACACCTTGCCCATAATTCAATCTATTATCATGGTCTTTAACAATTGCCTTTGCTGACTCATTTATTTCTTTAGATAAGTCAAACTTTATCTTATTTAAATTAAATGCTTTTGATATATCTATAGTGGTTCTCATGATTTTTCTATGATTTTATTAGCAAACTTTTTACCCTCTTTATACCCTTGCTTTATTTCCTTATCATGTTGCTCCATAAATTGCTCACCTAATGCAGTTAAATATGATTCAGGGTCTTTTAATAGTTCATCCATATCAATAGCTTTTAAAATATTATCAGCATCTTGTTTTATTTTTAATTTTAAAATATCTATTTTATCTAAAAATTTATTGACTATCATTAGCTTCTTCTCTTAATGATTGAAATATAGCTGGTTGGTTTGCTTGTTTTTCCGCTTGAATTGCTTGTGTTTTTTCTTCTTGAACCTCGCCCATTTTTATATCTAATTCTTCATTACTCATATCAGGATTAAAATATAATAGCAGTTCTTTCTTGGTCATAATACCTTTAGACAATTTCCAATCAAGCATCTTTAATTCTTGGTCAACTGACATTGGATAAGACACTTCTCCAAAATCAATAGATAAATCCTCACTTAAAGAAATTACTCCATGAGTGTCTAATATAATTCTATCAATATCATATCTTTCATGCTCCCATTCTTTAAAATAAGCAATGTCACTTTCCCTAGACTCAAGATTTTCAATCTCTAATATTCTTAATGCTTCTCCACTTGGGCTATTACCTGATGATTCGCCCCATCTTATTCTTAGATGGTTGTTCTCTGCGGTTTGATTAGCAAAAGTTTTTACGCTTTCAATCATCTCATTAATTCCTCCGCTAGGAGATACATATTGAAATGTTGCTCCTTCAGGCAGGATAATCGCTGAATCTATTCCCGATTTTATAACTGATTGACCTTCGTCTATCCCAGTAAATACTGGTTGTCCTAATCTTGAGCGAACACTTAAAGCAATTTCAGTCATAGCAATGCCAATCTGAACTGCACTTCTTACAACATCAAAACTTGATGATGGATAAATAACTCGGCTAATTGGATTTACACCATATGGATTAATCATATCGCTATTACCATTGACTGCAAATCGCTTACCCTTTTGATTAAATTTAAAATGCATCCCAGGAATGCCATCTCTATCTTCAGACCAAAAAACAAACATCCTATCTTTATTATTACCCTTATCTATTTCATAACTATATCCATAAGGCTCTGATTCTCCACCCATATAATATTCCTTTACAAAAGGAAGTATTTCATATTCAAGTCTTTGATGACGCTCACTAAACCTAGTCTTAAAATAGCAACTACCTAAAAGCCATGCTAATTCGCTAAATTGTTTTGTTTGGCTATCTAACATATGAGTTAATTCTTTATAATCGCTATTTTCTTCGCCACCAATTAACCTAGAAACCTGACTTTTATATAGCATCATTCTAGCCCTTGCAAATCTTGGAACAATCTTTTGAGGATAGGTTGGGATTTGACTTAATGAGTCACTACCAAACCATTGTTCTAAGTGCTTATCCATATTGATATTATAATAAAAATCTAAAGCCGTTTTTCTTTCAGCGTTTTGTTGCTCTTTAAAATTTTGCTCTGCCTTTGCAACTGTGTTTAATATTATTTGTTCGGATAATTCAGGGATTACTACTTGATTAACTGTTCTGCCAAAATTTATCATATTATTACCATTCCATTGTTGTGCTGACTCTACTTATGACTGGAAACTTATAACTAATGGCATAGCTACAAGCATCTAAAGCGTGAGTAAGCTCTATGTTAGATTTATCTATGCCTCCCTTTTTATCTCTCTGCACCTGTTCTAAATCTTTTATTAAATATTTGCATTTAGGGTCAATGGTCATTGTTACCTTACCATCTGCATCTAGTAGCTTTCTATTTAATGCGTTCAATCTATCTATATGACTTGGATGCGATTTTTTAGCACGAATTAAAAAACCATAATCTCTTAAAATTGCGTGGTCTGAACGATTACTGGTCGTGGAACGAGCCGAACCAGCTGGGTCAGGATAAACTTCCACATTAGGCTCAATCGCTTTCATCTTCCTAGCCATTTGTTCGGTGTTACTATTCTTTAATCTTATCTCATCATAATAATGAATTGTTCCATCAGTAAATTGAGTACATAATACTGCCGACATCCAGTCAACATTAAAGTCACAGCCCCACCATTTATAACTAGATAGTTCCTTTGCTTTTTTAACATGAATATCTCTATCAAAGTTCCATGCAGCTCTATTACCAGTTGTTTCAAACGATGCTTCAAATTCCTGCCTAAACACACTAGCATCCATTGTCTTTTTTGCGTTAGCTATTTCATCCGCAGATACAAAGCCACCATCTATTGTTTTAAATTGCCATGAACGCCAATTCTTATCGCTTTGACCCCTTGAATATAAATCATACATCACATCATAACCGCTTGGAGTGCCAATAAATAAAACGCTTCCTTCGGTTGTTGCTAACATAGGATATACAATCTCTTCCCAAACATGAGGCTTAATATATGCCATCTCATCCATTACGCATTTAGTTAATTCTACTCCCCTTAATGCGTGTTCATTATCTGCACCCTTAACTGCAAACTCTGCTCCATTCTCAAATCTTACTGACATTTCAGTCTCATTTAATTTAGCCCCAACAAACCCTGTAAACATTTGGCGAAGAGTAGGAAACACTATATTCCTGCCCATTCGATAGGTTGGCGTAATGAACCATCTTCTTTCGTTTGCTTGAAATGGGTCTTTCAGTAAATACATAAGCGATAAAATAGTTTTGCCCCATCTTCTCCCACATACTAACACTTTGAACCTGCTTGGGTCGTTTAATATATCTCTTCTTGTAGCGTCTAGTGTCCATTCAATCATTTATAACCATTACTTGTATCGGTTCATTTTTAGTTGTTCGCTCTTGTCTTTCGACTGCCTTTCCTTCTAGTCTTTCTACAATAAATTGTATTGCTCTTAAATCTCCACGCTCCGCCAGTTGAAATAATTTATTTAATATAACTTCTCTGCGTTCTCTACCATCTACTTCTTGAAAACTAAACTCTTTTATTAAGTCAGTATAAGCATTTCGCCTACCATTAGGATTTCCTGATTGACCTTTTTTCCATCTATTACCTAGCTTATTACCTTTTGCAAAGTCTCCATTCTTTTTATGATTAGAGCGTTTGTTTGACGTTTGTTTAGTCATCTAATTGTACTAATCCCATTGAAAGAGGCTTGTTTAACATATCCATTAAAATCTTTACTTTATCATTGTCAATCTCAAAGACATCAAATTCAATTCTCCAGGAATGAGTCATTTTTAAATTCTTAATGCCGACTAACTCAACATTTAATGCAGCATTGTTTTCAGATTTTTTAGACAATAATAATTCTTACTTTTTAAGTATTAAAATTTAAAATATCTTTTAAAACTAATGAAAGTGATTATTTTAAATAAATATATTAAGCTAGAATATAGTTTATTGGGTCTTATTACTACTATAATAAGGCTTAAACTTTAATAGTGATATTATCTTTGGTGTTATGTTAATTGATTCGTTTTGGGGTTTATATAAGGCTTGTACAATTTGGGGATTTCGGTTAGATAGTTCTTTTAACCTTACATCGATATCAATTAATAATTCTTTTAGATTGTTTCCGACTGCGCTTTTATAATCAAACGCATCTTTTGTTTCAAACATAATTTCTGCATGATATAAAAAATCATGGTTTACTTTATGTTGCTCCAAATGAGTTTGTTTGTTCATATATTACTCCATTTATTTGAGCGATAGCATCTATTAATTCCATTACAGTTAGCTCATCACTACCAATCTTTACAACTAACTCACTAAACTCTTCATAAGACACTATTGTTACTATGTTTTCTAATTCGGTCATTTTTTATAAATCGGATAATTATCTTCGCACTTCTTACAAATAAAGATATTATTTCTTTTATTTAAAACTGTCACTAAATCCTCACATATCTCGCAAGATATTGAATGAGTGCTCTGGTTCTTTCCACTCACTTACGACTCCCTTCATTATACAATCTCTTAAAAATATTTCTTCATTTTCTGTATTTAGATTTAAATGACTTCTTTTATTAACTAAGTCCATATATATCTTATTCGTTGGTGCGCGTTTTCCATCAAAAAACCTCATGTGAAAAACTAACTTATCTGCCTTGTCTGTGTATTTTCTATTATCAATAACAAGACTTAAATCAACTTCTCCTTTTACTTCCCAATATCCATTTTTTATTTTATCTTCTTCGCGAACAAATAAACCATCTTGTTCTCTCCATAGGTAATATTGACACCCTAATTTACTATCATCTATTCGATTATAAAATGTACCCTCTTGCTCTAGCATATCTAATCTATTTAATGTCTCACTATCTACTCTATAAACTTCTCCATATACTTTGCTATTTTTATTAAGCGTCATTATTGGAAAACTAAAATGGTTTGGCTTATAAATAGCGTGGTCTTTTAATATATCATGCCTTAAAAACTCAGAGCCTTTTATAAAGCTATGATTTGAGCCACCTTTTTTTAATGTACCATATACAAATAAATCAAACATTATTTCTCCTCCTTTTTTTTCTAGCAATTTGATTTGGTGTTCTTCCCTCTTTTTTTAATTGCTCGTTTTTTAAGATTCTTTTTCTTTTTCTATTTTTAGCATCTTTGTTTGGCATTATTTTACCTTCCTTATTGTTGAACCATCACTTGTCTTAAACATTTTTAATTGGTCACTATATGAAAACCTCGGAACAAATCTATCAACTGTTTGAGGTTTATCTTTATATGCTCCAATTTTTTCATCATAAAATGAGAACTTTTTAATCTTAGGTTTTGATATTCTTATTTTTTGAGTATCCATTTTAAGAGTCTTTGTATTTATTCTAACCATCGTATTAGGCTCTATAGTAATACGCTTATAATCTCCCCAAAAACCTGCGTTTATAATAGAATCTGTACTTCCATAAGCATAGCAATCATATTCAGGAACATAAACCATTTGAATTGGATTATTAGCCTTAACCATATAGACATAATCAGGTCGTTCTAAATCCGCCCAAACAATCGCAACACGACCCTGAACTTTTGGCAATCTATTATTTAGGAAATCATCAACATTATTAGATGTTTCATATAATCTAAATATTGCCTCACTATCCACTTGCGCGAATCTGTCCATATCATACTTATGGAACAATTCTTTGTGATTAGATATTGAACCATTATGAGTTCCTATGGTTTGACCAGTTCTAATGGGATGATTATTTTTATTAATAGATGGTGAGCCTAGTGTCGCATATCTAGTATGACCCATCATTGTAGTAATACCATCATAAACTAAACCAATATTATCTTTAACATCTTCATCATTAAAAAACTCATAAGCATCTTTTGGTTTTTTGCAGATTGCATAATCTCCATGCTTATCTATTAAGGCAAAACCAGTAGCGTGACCACCTCGCATATCCGCCTCTTTTAACATCCCAGTAAAAGACTTTGAGACCCGATTAAGGGTCTCGTTGTCTCTATCTTTTTGCTTTAAAATAACTCCTGCTAATCCACACATATTAAACTCCTTCTTGATTTAAAGTTAAACCACTATCTACATAAGTATAATCGCCTTGTCTGCGATAATCATTTTCTCTAGCACTTAGCTCTTTATATCTTTTAACAATATAATTAGTAGCCATATCTGTTACAGCATCTCTAGTTGTGCTACCAACAAAACCAATTGCTTTCCTTAGATAAAAAAGACCATCAACATCACTTGGAACATAGTTCATTTGAACACTATTTGCTTCTTCAACAGTATTAACAATCGCTTGAGTAAAAACAATCCAGGAAACAATCTTATCAAAATTTAAAGAACCATTATGATACCTAAACTCAACTGAGCCTCTTGTCCAAACATTACGAAGATTAAGACCGCAACCTCTATTAGATTGAACGCGAGGAGATATTTGACCTCTATCGATATCACTACCATTGCGATATTTTCTAGTACAATCTCTTTTAACCTTAGTCATCATTTCCTTAATCTGTCTTTTATTCATATTACAATATCTATCAAAATAATCTCTTCTTACAGGTGTGCTATATTTTCTACTGTCCAATCTTGATGGAGAAACCAACTTATAAATTAAATGCTCATACTTAGCAACAAACTTTATAAGATTAGTTAAAAACTTTTGGCTTTTCTCTTTACCTTCAATCATCTTATTAGTCACATCGTGATGAACATGAATACCACAACTATAATTAACCTTACATCCCTTGTTATTAAGAACATCTAATATTTCTTTTAATTGTTCAAAACCATTTTCTCCATAAAGAATTGGAGATACTATTTCATTATCTCCAACATATCCATTATAAGAATCAGAAGCATATGTGCATGATGGATTAGCTTTTACAGAAGCATCTGTAACTATTTTCCAATAAGAAACAGTATTATGGTTATATCCCTCAACCCTACAAGTTACTGATGTTAGAGCATTACATATCTCTTGCTTAGAAACACTTGTTGGTCTTATATACTCAATTTCTACTCCAAAACCCCTACTATTATTAAATTTACCTTTTTGCATTTTTTCCTCACTTGTTATGTTGTTATTGATAATCACAACAAGAAAATATGGAATAAATCAATACGAGGCAAGTCTTTTATTAATTTATTTTAAGAGTTATTTAAGGGTTTATTGTATTTTTTATATAATTTGTTAGTTTTTTCCTCGGTGACCAGTTTAAAATATTTTTTGTATAATTATTGTCGGCTAATGAATAATCATACTCGCCTTTTCTATTTTTTAAGTATTTTTTAGGATAATCTGCACCAAACATATTAGCAATATCATTTATAGAATATTCAACACCAGTTCCAAAATCAAATTCTAAATATGTTTTTTTTGAATTTATAATCATATTTTTTGCTTTTATTATTCCATCTACAATATCATCAATATGCGTAAAATCTCTTATTTGTGTTCCATCTCCCACAATTGTTAATGGTTTATTTTCCCTAAATTGTTTTTCAAATATTCCAATTACAGTTGAATATTTGCCTTTTTCAATTTGATGCTTACCATAAACATTATAAAATCTGCAAATGTAAGTTTTAAGATTATAGTTTTTATTATACAATTTGCATAATTCTTCGCCTTTGTGCTTTGAAAACGCATATGGGCTTTTATTTACTCCTGCAAATTTTGAGCTAGACCCAGCATATATAACTGGGATATTAAAATCCTTTGCATAATCAAGAATATTAATTGTACTTACTATATTATTTAATAATACTTTTTTTGGCTCTTTCATAGATGTGTGAATCCTTGCTATCGCCCCTAAATGAATTATTGTATCAACCTGACCAAAATTTTTAATAAAAAAACTTATATCTTTTTCATTAGACAAATCTCCTTTAAAAATATTTACATCTGTTCTTTTAGATATTTTTTTGTCAAACAATATTACACCTTCTTTATCTTTTACCAGTCTATCAATTAAATTAGTTCCAATAAATCCCGCTCCTCCTGTTACTAAAATCATATATTCTCCAGTTGTATTAATTTCATTCCATAATTATTAATGCCTTGTTTAATAGTTACCCCATCTTTTTTAATTAACTTATTATTAAGTTTGAACTGCTTATAATCTACGAAATGAGTCCACCTATCCCACTTCCAAGCCATCCTAACAACATCGGGATGTTGTTTAACTAGCGATTCTGCCATCTTTTTTCTTCCGTCTTGATATTCATTTTGTTGATATAATTTATCTGTATTACCGCCAGTCATTCTCATCGTGTTTACTTTATCACATAAAAATGCATTAAATAAGATAGTACAATTACCATCTTTTAATACTCTTAAACTTAAATCTGTATCTTCGTTATATCTCCCTCGCCACCTATGCTTTAAATTATTTGATAATAATATACAAGAATAAACGCGAGTATTAAGATAGAATGGTGCAAGATTTTTTCTAGGAATAGCAAATGTATTATAATTAAATCCTGCCATCGGTACATTTATATATCTATCTACAAAATCTTCTGCACATTTAAATATAGTACCACTATTAATATGCAATCTCCTATTTCTATTTAATCTATAAAAATGCTGAATATTATCATCCATAATCCAATGTCTTTTATGACCCTCTTTTATTGAATGCTCCCAAACCCAATTTCTAGCTGGAATACTCCCTTTATTTAAATTAGAAAAAGGTAATTTTAATATTTTATTCGGATGAATATATTTTTTATAATCATTATACTCATGAGGTTCTACTACAATCCTATATGGAACATTTATTAAATCTAAAGCGTGTGAGGTTGATAAATTACCATCACAATATTTCCACCTATTTTTTGATATTATATATATTGGATATTTAGGATTCATTCTTCTTCATCCACATATAAAAAATATCTTGGTGGTAGCTCATCTTTTTTAGGAAACCAAATATATTTAGTTTGTTGAGTGATGGTTTGATTTACTAATTTAGCAAATTCATTTCTATCTTCTTCGGTTTTAAAATGAATATTTATTGATTGAAATGGGGATTCGTCTAACATTTTATATTCAGGCATATCTTGCCATTCTTTATTCCACCATGAATATTCATCTAAATCTCCAAATAAAGATTCTTGGTTTTTGCTCATAAATTTTCCTCTATCTTTTTTTCTAGTTCTTGTTTAGTTAGTTTTCCATCTCGATAATCAATTCCCCACTCCCATAATTTTGATATTGTTCCTGACTCTACTTCTTTTTTTTTATTTATTTGATGTTCTGTATTCCATTTTTCAATCCTATTGCTCATTAATATTTTTTCTATAATGAACATCTTAGGCAGTCGACCTGCCATTTGTCCATTAGGAGGTTCACAACTATAGACAACATCTTTCCACGCTTTCCTAATTGTTTCCTTACTAAATTTCATTAATAAGCTACAAAATTGATTAAATAATAATTGATTATTCCCTTTTATATCTAATGTGTCAAATAAATCATTAACAAAAAAACTAGCGTCCTGTGAACTGCATTTCTTTTCGCTCATTTTTAACCTTCTTGTCTTTTATTTTCCAATCTTTATTATTCTTTACCCAAGTAGATAATCTCCTACCTATATCAAATGTTTGTTGTAATTCAAACCTCATTTTAGTATTAGATGTATTGCGCTCTGTCCAAAACCCTACAAAATTATCTGTTTCTTCATTGGAATATTTTTTTTCTTTAATAATACTATTCACTTTTTCTATAAATTTATCCTCTCTTTTATCTATATCTTTTTCTTTATCTTTATCTTTAAGACTTACCAAACTCTTTTGTAAATAGTTATTTAACCCTTTTTCCTCTAATCTTTTAATAACAGATAAATGTGGTTTAGAGTTAATTCTTAAAGCACCATATTGATACTCAATAAATGATGGTATAAAAAACTGGTCATCTTCTATTGATATCATTTTGTGTTTAATTTGGTCGGGGATTTCTTCATATTCACTAATATTATAACCAATAAAAAACGAAGCTGCCTCCCAATCAGCATCTAAAATTCCTGCGTGGTCACATTTAGTTAAAATATAAACCCATAATAATTTCCCATTAACGCTTAATTTTCTAAACCAAGCCTTATCCCATATTTTAGTATCTATAAATCGTTTTGCCATTATTTGTTCTCCTTACAATTTGGACATAGTTCTCGTTTTTTTCCTATTATTGGTATGTAGTCTTTTGGATAATACTCCCATTCTCTAGTCATCATTTTTCTATTTTTTTGCCAAACCTTACCACAAGATTTACAATATTTTAAAACATCATCAATTTTATGGTGTAGTCTTTCATACATATTCGCTTTTTTCTGAATATGCATTCTATTATTAACTGCTTTATCTTCTGTTATCTCCAATATCCATTCAATCATTGATTTTTTCATATTTCCGCAATTCATTTTTTAAATAGTCATAATGCCAATTTGATAATAAATCTTTTTTACTAGCTCTATTATTTGACCTTAAAGTCAATTTTCCAAAATTGGATTTACCTATTTTTTTTATTTTATGCTTTCTATGTTCTTCGGGATGGCTACCTAAATATTGATGGCAACCATAACAAAGAGCCTCTGCATTTTCAAAATCAAACCTAGTTGAATATTTTGCTCTGCCATAAAAGTGGGAGCAATGTAAACCCTGACGCTTACCTTCGGGATAAAATTTACTGCATCTTTGACAAGTCCATTTATCTCGCGTTCTAACTGCATCTGAAAATACTTTATCCCACTTACTCCGTTTCATTTTAGAACAATTCCTCTACTTTATCTACAACTTCCTGCGCTTGTGATGATTCATTAATTACTTCATCAACCATTTCTTTATGCAATTGTTGCACTACATAAGTATTAGCTTTTAACTCGTCTAATGATTTACTAAATGATGATGCCACTTTCATACAGGCAAATAATTCAATTTTAATCTCAGTCTTATTCTTGCCATCTTTCATAATTTTATCTAATGAACCACCTAACCCAACTGAAATAACATTCCAATCATGTCCATAGGGATTCTCTCCCTCATAATTATCTTGAATTTCTAAAATATCTCCACGACCATATTTTTTTAATTCATCATGTAAATCATAATCTGCGAAAAATGTATATTCATTTGAATCATATTTGCATTGGTATAAATACCAGTTATAAGATTTACCATCAGGTTTTGTTGTCTTACCCGATTTACACTCATCAAAGATTAATTGAATTTTATATTTTTTTCCTGGTTGAAATTCAATCTTAGGTTTTTTATTATTTTCCACTACATACTCCTTTTTATTATATTATAAATAAAGCTAATTATTAACATTGTAGATGCTATTATTAAATAAACTTCTACAAATCTTTCAAACTTATCTAACCATTTTTCCATGATATTTTAACTCCTTCTTCAATTTCCACTAATTTTTTACTCCTTAAATAAAAGGTAGACCACGCTTGACAAATTCGTTGTAAACAATCTCAATTTGCATATTAACGGATGGTGGTTTTAGCCGTAACTACCTTTTTAAGTTTTATTTTATAGTGAGGCAAGAGGAAAGCGAAATCCAACATGACGTTTGCAGGAAAACCCCTTGCCCCACATAATTATCTAATATCTCCTTTTTTCAATTTAGGCGGTGTATCTAACCACCTTTTAAATTCTCTAGGCTTATCTGTAAACATAGCTAATTGGCTTTCATCTTTTATAATATCTAAGCATCTATATTTAGTATATCTAATATTATCCCCATTATTATTTTTTCCCACATAGTCTTTTGATTCAATCCGCATCCCTTCTTTTTTAAGATTAAAGATTATCGCAGCCAACCTAGTTACATTATATTCTTGAATCGCTTCCCAACTTGTAATTGATTTTCCCGATTCTAAATGCTCTTTTATTTTTTGATGTTTAGATTTCTTCATTAAAAAACTCCTCATATTGCAGTTGATATTTATATGGTTTTTCTACCACATGAATTATTTGTTCTTCATTATAATTATATTTCCGAACCAACCATCTTAAAAATGGTGTGAAATCATCATCAGTTACCATTGGTTTCATTTCCCCTATCATTATTTCATCCCCAAATCGTTTTGTTCAAAAGCATCCATTGTTATTATTATTGCATCTAACCTATCTGCTAGAATACCTAAATTACCAACTATTTCATCTGTATCGCTATTTTTATCAAAGTCTGTATGTTGATGTAAGGTTCTAATAAAACTGCTTAATTTAAGATATTGTTCTTTTAGTTCTTGATATTCAATTATGTGTGGTAATGCTATCATTTACACCTCAATTTCATGTACGGAGTGACCATGTAACTCCATGTGGCAATTAAAACAAATTACAATGCACTTATTTATTTCTTTTAATATTCGTTTCCAACCATATTGCTTAATCATATTTCCAACATTAGCAAATTTATTAGAATCGTGATGATGGAAATTCAAAACCCAAGTGCTAAACTTCTTACCCCTTGATTTTTTAGAATATCCACAAACCACACAAGAACATTTTTCCTTATATTCTCTAAGTAGTTTTGCTTTCCCATATCTACCACTAGGAAGTTTTTTCTTCCTTTCCCAATGACATGGTTTGCATTGGTGTCTGCGATATGGATTTCCACTAGCATCTAATCCATTTCTACCGCCACCGCCACCCGACTTAGGAAAATCTGTTATGGGTAAAACTGATAAACATTCTGTACAACTTCTTTTAGCAAGTCTCATTATCTACTCCTTAATCTGTTAAACATTATAGTTGCCTCATCTGCACAAAATTGTTGGACATTTTTTGCCCACCTAATATATGTGTTTTCAATGTTGGCACATCTTGAGCAAGAACTAGAATCTATTTTAGTTGTTTTTGCCCCAGTATGTTGCATCATTAAGGTTTTCATATTGTCATTGGCTACTTGCACTAGCATTTGCTTTATCGTGCTTTCTACCGCCCTATTTATACCCTCATAAGATTCAGGGCTGATTCTATACCCTTCGTTTTTTATGAGCTTTTTGATTTCGCTTTTTTTAAGTAACATCCTATTTACCCCTTCCAAATTCCTCTTCAAACTTCTTTATGGCATATTCAGTATAAAGATTTACTCCATATTGTTTTATTTCTTTACCATTCTTAACAATAATAGGAGTTGAATATCCACCCCACCTAATAGCTTTATATAATTCAAACACATCATTACCTTTTTTTATAGTAGTAATAAGTTTGCCGTTTTTATTTCTCATATTTAACTCCTTGTTATTTTTATTGATAATCACGATGTAATCTATAACCCCTAAAATTAAGATGCAAGTATTATTTTAAAGAGTTTACTAAGAGTTAAAAGTTTCCTTCAGCTACTTGAAAACAGGTTAATCCTTCTGTTCGCCACATATCTACAACTCTTTTTCTATCGTCAAAGATACAAAAAATATCTTTTTTATCAATATCGTGCCATTTAAGCATTTCCCATTTTAATATATCATCAGGAATATAACGACAATCTTCAGGTCGCATATAAAGTTCATCGTAAGGAATGTGGTGTTTTTTTAACCATTTTTCTGTTTCAATCTTAGTTGTGTCTAATCTACCTGATAAAATAATTATTTCATATCCATCGTTATAAAACAATTTAAGAGATTCAACAACTGGTTTGTTTGACCAGTCTAAGTCAATATTTAAAGGGTCAAAGAAAACATCCCAATCAATTTTGCCTTTTGATTTTGTTAAGTGACTAGGGCTAGGAACAGTCGCCAACTCTCGTCTTTTGTCTATTTTAGCAATCGTTCCGTCTAGGTCAAATATGACTGTATTTTTTCTAGTGGTATCTTTTTTTATACTTCTCATTCTACTTACTCCCTTCGCTAAAAACAACCTTATTTAAAGGGATATATTTTTTACCCCTATAGTTATCTAATAATAGAACAACTGATTTTTTTGTGGTTATCCAAATTTCGCCTTTAAAATGTTTTTCTAAATCAACTAATTTGTTTTTGTATTTATATTTCATCCTACTTGCCTCCTTCGTAATCAATATCAACATATTCTTTAACTATTTCATCAAGGTCACGACCATCATCGGCTAAAGATTCATCGTGGAGTTGGTATTCAGATACACCATGTTTACCCTCATATTTAACACTAATTGTAACCATAATATCTTCAGGTTTGATAGGCTTGTCATTTATTACAATACCATTATAATCTTCTATTATATGTTTCATCCTACTTACCCCCTTCAAGTAGCTTATTATATTCATCATAACTATCAGTTGTTACATACCAAACTTTTGAAGCGTTTGAATTAACACTATGCTCACCCCAAGCCACACTATAAACCAAATTCTTTTTAGCTAAAGAACCTAAAACACCTTTTTCTTGTGATGATAGGTCTTGGTCTAAAAACATTGAAAACCCAGCATCAATGCCGTCTGACATAGCATCGCCAACTCTTTTATACATTTTCTTTTCTAATTTTGTCATTTTTAACTCCTTGTTGTTTTTCTTAATAATCACAATGTAATGTACCGACATTAACAATAGGGTGCAAGAACTTTATTATTTTTTTTAAAGGGTATGTAAAGGGTTAAATAGTAGAGGGGCGGAAGTGTGATTATCTAAACAAGAAGGTACTACAGGAATGTAGCAGATAGACCACCCCTCAATATAAGGAATTTTTAATAAACCATAATGCTTAATATAATCATTTTTTAATATAAAAAACTATAATTCTTCAATAAATGATAAATTAGTTGACCAATATCTATTAGCTACCTGAGTAAAAGATGGCTCATTTTTTAATCTACAATAAAGCCAACCATCGTCTCCACTATTTTCAGTATTATCTAATTGCAATAATAAAGGAAACATTCCGCCATTGGTCATAAATATTAATCTATTTAATATTGATTCATCAGTTCTTGAAACACCCATATCGTATAAATTGCTAGGGAAAGCATCGGTATCTGTTAAATAGCTAAAGCTCATATCTATTTGTTGCCTACCAGTTTTAAATGCTTTTTCAGATGTTTGGTCAAAAGCTCCAGTTGCTGTCCAAGAGCTATTGGTTAAATGAGTTGCGTGAGCGTATTTTTGACCACCTAATGACTCATTAATTTTTAATCCATCATAGCTAAAACTTCTTTTAATATTCATATCAGGAGAACTTGGGAAAGTATATGCAACGCCCCACAATATGCACCCAATTTTTATATCAGTATCAAATGTACTAACATCATCAATAATTAATTTTTGATACCGATTATCACTATTTTGAGTATAAGTAAACAAGCTCCACCCGTCAGAAGCTGGTCTTGCATAATTACCGCTTGAGGTGGTCGTTTCAGAATTATAGACCTCAGTCATTCCTGGAGATTCAGGAGAGCCAAAATCTGATGCATCATCTGTTTGAATTTTAAGTTGAGCATCGGCAGATTTTAAATTATGACCTAAAATCGCAATAAACATAGTTTCTCCTAATAAATCATTATTTGTGTCTATATTAGTATCTACTATAATATTTTGTGCTGTTGTTCCCCCATTACCGCCAATAGTTATTGCGTTATTTGGCTTATTATCAAACAATTGAATAATTGAGGAAGCAGTTGTTAATATACCGCTTCCTGTTATTTGGTCTGTTCCTGTAATTGTTCCATTTTCTAATAATGGATTTATCATATCTACATATATTTTTGGTCTTGCTATTCTTTGGTAAGCCATAAATTAACCTATTTCCCTTGCCTTAATTTTTATTTTACCCGCAGACCTCACTAATTCAACAACCATATAATAGTTGCTCCAATCACTTGCGAAAGGTTCTACGGGCATATTGTCAAATTTAATCACATCACCAACCTCTAATAAATACCCTTTTTGCATATTTACAACATTACAACTTATTATTTTTTTAGTGTCTCCATTTGCTTGGCTATAATATGAATAAAAATCCGATTGTTTATCATTCGCTGGGGTTGTAGCTGGAGCTAGTGTTAATGCGTCTAAATTAATTGTTGATACATTTTCTTTTGATTTAATATTATATTTTGTTCTAGGCGTTGAATTAACTGCGGTTGTTTGTGTTAAATAATTTTCTTTTGCAGGGTGTCTATTTGTATTAATTACCGCCTTAGTGACTATTTCATTTATTGATGTAGTGCTTATATTTAATGAGCTAATATCTTCTTTTTTAAGCGTAGCAACAACATCTTCGGCTCTTAATACATTGTTTGTATCGGTTCCATGAATCCATATATATTTAGAAACTCCAGTTGCTGAAACTTTATGAATAAACCCAAATTCATATTGGAGTTTTTCAAGATATTTAATTAATGAGATTTCTTCGTGTTGCCAATGCCTAATGCCCCAAGATGCTCTGTCATAAATTAAGTAGTTCCAATTCTCAGGTTCTATTGTAGGCATACCAGCATATCTTATTAATAAATCCCTATGGGCTTGATGACCTAATGTAATTGCTGAATTATCCCAACTGGCAGTTAATCCATCTGCTCCACTATATAATTTTTTAACATCTTTTAATCGCTTCATTCCTTCCGCTGTTGTATTAAAAGTAGGAACTTTTAAAGTGGTTAAAAATCGTATATCATAAACTTTTAAAACTCCATAAATTCCAACATTCGTTCCACCAGTAACATCCCCATGTCTCGTTGCAGACCTTTCAAACCTTATCCAAAAACCATCGTCATATTTATATTGAATTAAATCGTCTAACATATCGCGACTAGCGGTTCGTTCCGATATTGTTACTTTTGTTCCTGAACTAAAAGCGTTTAAATCAGAATAACTTCCGTTAGTAAAAGTTGCGCCATTACTAATTCCTGCTGCGGTAGCCTTAATTACGCTTCCTCCATGCCTACCATTGTCAGTAATTTTAAAAGTATTAGCTGAAAAACCACCAGCGCCTGATGTGTCGCTATTTTGAACCGCATAAAAATTAGTCATTGTCCATCGCACTTCGCAAGTAAGGTTGTTTGAACCGCTTCCTGAAGAATAAAAAAAATCATCAAAACCTGGAATATTAAAATGAGTGTCAACATCCCATTGGTTAACTGTGTTTTGAGATTGAGTGTCTGCGGTTGGGTATTCATAATCAAATTGAGCATAGGTTGACGGAGTTGTGGTGCTATCTTGGTCGGCTATTCCATCAAAAGCATTCCCAATTTGATATGAACTATCCCAGCCTGATGCCCTAACAACTGTATCTATAGGCTTAAATTTAAAATGCCTTGTTAAATCCCATTTAGTTCTAGCTACATACCCATCCCCATAAGCTACGGCATCATTTGAATTAGCAAGGGGTAAAAAAGCATCTACGGATTCTTCATAATAATGTAAGGTTGTATCAGTAGAACCAATGTCTTTATGTAATAAACATTCATAGTTATAACCCCAAATATCAACTTCTACTGGAAAGACTAATTGCCCCATAGCCTCCGCATAGGCTTCTGAAGTGTAGCCACTAGAATTTGGAGTATAAGCACCATAAATAATGGGAAATTTCCTTCCAGTTTCTGACTGAATATCAGGAACAACTTTATTATCCCAGGGCGATTTTTGAACGATTGATAAATTAATACTTGCATCATCATGAGATATATTCGTTAATCTACCATGATATAATTGCAAACAATCTGTAATGTTGTTTAATTCATTTAATTGAGAATAGACTTTCACAGTTCTATTATAATAATTATTAGAACCTCCAAATAGCTCTTTAGATATATCACTCCCTTGATATTTAGAATTAATTATTTTTAGCGATAGGTTTCCAACTTTAGATTTAGATTTTAAAACATCAATGCTATCTCTTATGCTAGGATTAGATTTGACTACTCCATGATAAAATATATCATCGACTGTTGTGTCTCTAAAAGCTATTGGTAAAAACCCTTTATATTTTGCACCGCTAATTGTTCCAGTTGCTATATTCCCTGTTAAATCTTGAGCAAAGTTTTCTCCATTATTAAACTCCCAATATGCTTTTAAATTTGAAGATTGATTATAGTTTCCTGAATCTTCTTCAAGGCTTAAAAAATTTCCACTATTATAAATAGCAGTTAGATTGTTAGAGTCTAATTGTACATTCCATATTGCAAAATTTTTTAATTTAAATTCTGCAAATCCATCAGGGTCGGGTTTTAAAAATTTACCAAATAAAGTTTTACCACTACCTGAATACCCTACTGATTTACTAGCACTCCATGAACTGTCGGCTGCCGATTCTGTTGTTCCACTATTGTTATACAATATTGTAGTGTTAGCTAATGTGTCAAATGAGCCATCTAAATCGCTTGTAATAGCCACAAAATACCAAGTGTCGGCAGATACCACATCGCCTCTAATTCTTTTATAATCATTGTCATTACCGCCATCACTTACCAATATTGAAATCTTATCATCTTGGTCTTTATATATGTTAAATCCAGTAAAATAATCAGCGATAGAATTGCTCATAAAAATGTAATCAGGAATGCTTTCACCTATAACGCTTGATGGAAAGTTTATCCAAAATGCTATTGTAATGTTTGAGGTTATTCCACTTATAGCAGAGCTAGTTGTTCCACAGTCTATAAAATCATCTGTTCCATCAAATTGTAAATATGAGTCTTGATTATATAATTGAAATAACCAATTTTCTTTTATGTTGCTTAAATAAGATGCTCCAGTATAATTAGCTGATGGGCTTAAACTCATGCAAGAATCCTAGCTTTTTCTATTTCAGGAATTAAAGTATCTCTAACAAAAGATTCTTCGCCAATAATATTACCGCCTATATTGACTGTGACACCGCCCATATTGTTTGCCAAATTATCTTGTTGGGCTTGATTCAATATTAATTCTCCAGGAGTAAGCATTGCTGGAACTGTGTCTTGGTCTCCATAACCTTGAACAATACCACCTTTTGCGAATTGTTGCGCTTCAATAATGGCAACTTCAGCAGCTCCTTTAGCAGCAATCAATCCAGCAGCAACTGGATTACTTAAATGCTTAGTTACCTCAACTGCTGTATTAATAATTGCTTCAGCTTTTTTAACACTTTTCATTTTTCTTGCAGCTTGAATGTCTTTTTGTCTAAACCTTTCTTTAATATTTGCAATTGCCGATTCTTTTTGTTCTTCGGTCATTTGAGATTTTAAAATTGCTTGAATTTCAGCATTCATTTCATTATCTCTTAGTTGTTTCCTATAGGCATCAAGTGACTTTGCAAATCCAACGGCAGCATCAAAAGTTTGTTTAAATGTCGCTATTTTAGCTTTTTCGTCTTTAGTTAATTGCATCATGCTTTTTTTAGTCTCATTTGCTTTGTCTTGTTCATTTTTAATGTGGGCTTCTAAATCAGTTGCTTTTTCCTCGTCTTTTAATACGGAAATTTCTTCAAGGTATTCTGTCCATATTTCTCCTGATTTTTCTAATGCTTCTGAAAGTGTGTCCACATCATCTTCTCCTGGAGTAATCCATTCGCCGATTTTAGTTTCTTTTAATTTGTCTAATAATGGGTCAACCTCAACAACCTTTAATAAATTAAATGGTTTTATATCTTCAAAACCTAAAAACGAACCAACCTCATTAATTTTTTCTGTTAAAAACTGTAAGGGTGTTAGTATTCCTTTATTAATTATATTTGCGAATGCTTCTTTTATTCTTTCCCCTATATGAACTACTGAAACAAATAGAGGCTCCCAGCAAGTAAGTGCCACCTCTTTTACCAATGCTAAGAATCCAAAAAAAACATTTTTTGCAATAGTTCCAAAATTTGATAATGCTTTTTTAAACATATCAGGGTATAAATCAACATATACTTTAAAAGTTGCTTTAATTGCTTTCATTAATGCATCCGTACTTTTTAAAAAGTTTTGCCCAGTTTTTTGTAAGTCCACTCCTCGTATCGCTTTAATTGTTTTACCAAAATCTTCAGAAAATGTTTTTAATGCTTTAGCGGATGATTCAACTGCTGGTTGAAACAACATACCAAGTTGTTCTCCTGTGTCTCCAATAGCATTTTTCATTTGGTCAATAGACCCAGCAAATGTTTGCGCTTGAGCCGATGCCTGACCACCAAAAAGTTTAGCAATATTATTTGTAAGTGACTCTAATCTCTCTGTGCTTCCGACTGCCCCACTTACTTCTATTCCATACCTAGATAAAGCATTTGTAGATGACCCTAGCGTTTTAGCAATTAAATCTCCTGATGCTTTTAAATCCATTCCCATAGCAACTGCCATATCTAAGGTTGCTGATGTTGCTTTTTTAATTTGTTCTTCTGATTTAACAAAAGCCCCAATAGATGCTTGTACCCCAATTATAGCCTCATCCCCAAAAGTTGTTTGTTGTTGAAGAGCAGATGCTTGGTCTAATAAAGCCTTTGAACGCTTACCCAAAGCAACTTCTAACCTTTTTTCTGCTTGTTCTTGAATACCTGCCAAATTAATGCTTTGCTTCATTCCATCTATTAAAGCCCTAGCTCCAAAGAAAGCAGCTCCAGCCTTCATAGCAGATTTTCCAAGATTGCCTAATCCATTTTCGACACCTTTTATTTTGGTCTTTGCTTTTTTATCGCCTTTAACACCTAATCTTATTAATAAATCTTTAATTGCCATTTTTTGACCTATATATATTAATTTTATTTATTTCATCTCTAATAACGCTAAAACAATCTAAAACCCATGCATTGGCTTTATCTATATTTTTTGCTAATGGAATATTATATTCTTTTATTATATAATAATCATCTATCATATCATAACACCACCCAGGAATCTGTTCTTCAGGATTACAAAAAAGCGGTAATTGAAAAAAAAAGCTCTGACCAAATCCATGTTTTTCTGTGGCTGGGTCAAATAAAATTCTTTCAATCTCATCGTTTATATCCTCTTCATTTTTAAACTCTATCCGCTTGAAAAGGGTTGGCGACTGAGCGGTATATGGGAGGAGTAGACCAGTATTTGGTAATCCTAAAACAGAAAACCAAAGTGCAGTTCTCAATCGCCAATATCTTTTCCCAATTCAAATCCCATATAAGAGCCAATGATTTGGTTTAACACCTCATCTTCTTGCACTGCTGATAGTTTACCAAGTTTCTCTTCAGCCTTTTTTTCATCCCCAAAAGCTATAACGGCAAACTCATCTGCTAAGTCATGAAGTTTTGCAACATCATTACTTGCGCTTATTTCTTTTACTTTCTTATATAAGATTCTGCGTTCTTTCCTACTTATGTTTTTGCATTCATATTGTCCATATTTAGTATCAACTATCATTTTTACCTCCCGATTATTATTAAGTTGCTATTATTGTTACCAACGCCCCTGAATCATCAGCCGTTGCCGTAAATGGTAAGTCAACAAACACGCCATTTTCTGTTGATGCATTTGTGTGACCTGTGTATTTAGCAGTTGGTATATCAAAATCTATTGATGAGCCATCACCGATACTTACATTAGCAGAAGTTCCTACAAGAAAATCTTCGGTAAGTATTTGAGCTACATTGTCATCTAATTTTACGCTCATGCTACCAGTAACAGATATTAAACCACCGCGCATATAAGCGCAAGGCTCGGCATCAATACTATTTACAGTTTCATAACCTACTCTAGTTGCTGGATTAGATATTGTTAATTCAAAATTATTCATAACAACATCGTCTCCCCCAATACTTGAGGTTGTGCAATCAAAAAACCCTTTAGTCCAATTAACCGCAGTTGCATCAGGTGAAGTTGATTCAGCCCCAATTACTGGTTGGTAGCCACTCCAAAAAGTTCCACTAGCAGTTAAACGACCTCCATTATCAGCTGGATTCATACTTAAAGTAAGCTCTTGAAGTATCGCGCTATGCATCAATCTATCCTTATCCGCATCAGGGCTACTTATTACTATACAAGCATATTCTCCTGTACTAGCTCCTTGCTCATAAGCAACTGTTGCTTGATTTCCTGCCATAGCAAATCCTCCTGATGGGTTGTCATCTTCGCTTACTAATTGCAATAAGGTCTGAAGTAATGCTTCATTTTCAATTACCAAACCATCAAAAGACCAAGTAAATGTTCCACCTTTATATACTTTAATATGGTCAGTTGGTCTTAAAACCCTTTGCCCTGTTCTTTCAACATCAGCAGTTTGAAATCCTGCCGACCAATCAATATCATTAACTTCTGTTAATCTCATTTTATAAAGTGTTCCACTAACATCATTTGTGCTTAACGCATCCGATTGAATAGAGATATAGGCTTCAAATTGCTTCCCACTATATACTGTTTTATCTAAACCAGCCATTATTTAGCTCCTTTTTTGTTTTCTGCCTTTACAATATAGTTTCCTTCAACTAAATGTTTAGGCGGTTTTTTTAGTTCAATAGCCTCTCCATTTTCAAGAGCTTCAGCGTTTTTCTGACCAAGCCCCTGCCAATCATTTAAGGCTGAAAAAGATTGGATGTTTTTTCCAATTACATATTTCATGTAACCTCCGTTGATGTGCAGTTAAAAATAATAACTGCGGTGATTAAATCAGGGCTTTCATCTTCCCTTACATACTCGATTGATTCAATTCTTCCATCATGCCATTTATAACTACTTGATGGGGAATAAGAGGCATTATTATATATTAACCTTTTAGTCCTTTCGGCAATGTTAGAAACTTGTTTTATTGAGTTCTTTGTATATGCTCCACCTATTTTAATTTGATAAGTAATTTCAATAGTATAATCCCTAGATTGAAAATTATTTCCATATTCATTTATATCATCTGCTGATGGCGTTAATAAAAAAGATTGATTCCCCTTATGCTCATCTAAATAAATAGGGATATTAAACTCATTCGCTAATAACCCATTTAAAGCATCTACTATTCTATCATAAATAATATTTTCAAAAGTTATAGGCATTATTTTCGACTCATATGCATTCTTTTAATTGGTGTCATTCTTTGGTCTAATACTCCGCTTACCTCCACTTCCCACTCATCGTTTGTTGTATATAGTCCTGCGGAGAACCTGCAATCCATCCCATGCCCAATATCTTGCCAATAGCAGTCAATATTTTCTGAGCTTATTTTAGATTGCAATTTTAGACCATTATCGTTTCTAACATAAGTGCTATATTTTACACTCGTATTTGAGCTTCCTTCTGTTATCGTACCTCCATTACTAATAATAATTTTTATTTTATCCCAATTCGTACTTGGTGTTCCTTTAATATCTACAATTCCACCTGTTGTATTTGCATTTATAGATATTTCCCTTAGTATTCCACGCTTTTTATATTCGCTTTCGCTTGAGTATAAATGAATCTGACCAGTTCTAAGCATATCTAACCAACCAGTACCTTCATCATTCATTGCTTGGCTTTTAATTTGGTCAGCTTTTTCTAAATCGTAAGGTCTAATTAAAGATTCACAAGTTAAAACGGCACAACTCCTGACAATTATTTCAGGGAAATCCGAGCCAGTTGCATCTTGCGTGTTAATTCCCTTGTTAGGATAAATAGGAAACGGAAGATAACTGCGTATAAAATCACTAGACCTTTTAACTGCATCACTTTTTAAGGTTGCCCAATCACTACTTGCTTCAAATAAAGAACTATTTAAAGCGGATACTGAGCTAGATGCTAAGAAAAACTGAAACGAATCTGTACTGCTAGAATAATTATATTCATTGTCAGCGTTTGGGCTATCAGTTACAGCGGTCATCTCAATTCCATCTCTATATAATTGGTCAACATAACCACTATTATTAAGTTGGTAAAGGTTGGTTGTATCTGTAGTAGTAAAATTACTAGCCAAAACTCTTTTCCCATCGTATTGACCTATATTTGGCTCAATAAATAATAAATCTGTAGTTGTATTGCAATAGCTTTTTTCAAGTGTACTCATGATTTACTTTTCCTTTTAAATTTTAAATAATCTGCAGCTTCATATGGATTAAAAAATAGAGTAATTAATCTATTGTCATCATCATCGTATTTTGGATTAATAATTGTGACTGGAGCATTAAATATATTCTTATCATCTAATCCTAATTTATTAGCGTATTCATCCATATTTTTAAATGAGGCTACTTGAATTGCGTGACTAATTAATCCACTTGCTGGGTCTTTTAATACTTGATAGCCACTTACATGAGTATGACCTGCAGTCAATATATGGTCTCTCCATCCAGTTTGCACCGCCCTACTAATTGCATGAGCAGTATTCCACATACTATTCCCTTTAAATTGATGTCTAGCATTTACCCGAACACACTTACCATTTGGAAACCTAAGATTCATCCTTGCACCATGTTGTTTATATATAGCTTTTTTATCGCGCATAATAAAATCTAAAGGGTCTCCATCGCCTGACCAAACATCATGGTTTCCTGCTATTAAATACAACCAATCAACGCTATTTAAAAAATGTTCTGAAATCATCCATGATTCTTTAGCGGTTGTCGATTGTTGACCATGTAGAGCCTTCAATCTCCCGACCCAATTATTTTGAACATCTCCTAAATTACCAGCAAACATTCCTTCTGTTTCACGAATCAAATTACATAAAGTGTATATTTCAGCTAGATTAGTTCCATCATCATCAACATGAGGGTCTCCAAAATGACAAATACCAACAATACCCCTTGTGTGTATTTTAACATCAATTAATTGTCTTTGTTTATAAGCGTCATATTTTTGAACATATCTTTTTTTCCTATATTCAATAATATCATCAATGTTCATTTCCTCTATTGGTAGGTCTTGAACTGAAAACTCGTTTTTTTCTATGATATACGGATTCAATGTTTTATGACCACAACTTTTTTCTGAACACATCCATCGCTGACGCTTCCTATTATTTTTCCAATATTGCCAACCATCTTTCCTAATGTTTTCTGTGTTACATTTTGGGCAACCAACAAAATTTCCTTCAGCATCTTGCGCTCTTTTTTTAGTGACTCCGTTAGGTTGCTTTGGCATTTATAACTCCTCATTTTTAATCATCCATCAACTCAAAGTGCAAAAGGTCATCAAACCCATTATCTTTTGTTGTGCGAACTTCTTTACCCATCATTACTTTTTTATCAAGACTCGGAGATGACCAGTCACCACCCCAACGAACATTAACGCCCATCATTGCAGATATGCCTAAAACAAATCCACCTAGATAGTGCCAATCATCTCTATTCTCCCAGTCTATTTTGCGTGTCTGATAGTTATATGGAGCAATGTCCACCGCCATCCCACGACAATGTTTCCCAAACTTGGTCTTTGATTTGCCAATCTCTACAAGTTCATTTTGCCTTTCCTGAGAGCGCATTCCTTCGACAACTGTAATGTCAAAGTATTTAACTACTTTTTGCAATACAGCTACAAGTCTAGGGTCAACACCCTTCAGCCTCGTCATACTTCTTTTACCAAGTTTGGGCATTTTAGAATTTCCAAAGCATTTTAACGATTGCCATTAATACATCCATTGACTGCTTTGCTATTTTTTGTTGCTCTTCTTTACTTAATTTACCATCAGCCATTGCTTTATGATATTCTTCAGCAACCTCTTTTAATTCTTTTACAACCATTCTGTATTTAGTAGCAACCATTGTTCCTACTGCTCCCAAAATTATTATCATTAAATATGCAAAATTTGTCCAATTCATCCACTCCATTATTTACTCTCCTTTAGTGTTTGTTTAATTTCATTAATATCTTCCATTATAACATCCAATTTATAAGCAATTAGATTTCTGTCGGCTACTAAATCGCGCTTATTTGCCTTTAAATCAAGCGTTTCTCTCATTACATCTATGTCATATTGCATAAACCCAAAAGCTAAGATTATGGAGCATATTATGGTTGCTATTGCCACTATATTTTCTAGTGATATATTTGTATTAAGTTTCATTTTGCATTTCCGTTAATACGCCCTTTTAAATAAGCTAAGTCATCCGAAAGTTGTCTCCAAAATTCTTCTCTTTTTTCATCTGATTTATTAATCCTATCAATTAATTTAACTGATATATTCTGACTGTTATCCAAAACGGATTCCATTTTCCTAATGCTTTGTTTTATCGCTTCTAAATCCTCGCTCTGTTCTTTTTGTGATTGTATAAGATTGAATATCATAAATCCAAATAAAAGTGCAATAAAACCTGCGCTGCCTAATTGTAAATATAAATCTGCTAATTCATTCATTTTTTTACCTCGTGATGCTCGTCTCCTGGGTCTCTGTACTCTATAAAATCTTTGTTTTTACATTTATCACAAATACCATTCATTGCTTGGCGAACTGGTTTAGCGCAATAAATACATTGAAATGGCATTGGCATTATTTTTTCCTCATTGTCATATCAATATAAACTTTCAAGTCAGATTTAATTTCTGCGTTCCATTTTTTTATCTTACCTAATTCATTCATAATAATATCCATACGATGTTGTAGGTTTTCATGTTTTTCATCAAATCTTTTTAAAGTATCTTCTACTTTTTCTTTTAAAATAAATCTTACTACGCTATACAAAGCAAAAGCTAATCCAACGCTAAGAGCAACTGGAAATCCTAATTCTTGTACTAATGTTATAATTTCAGATGTCATTTAAAACCCAGTAATTTC